TTAGCCCACCACCGTAACCAAGTCCATAAGGGACTTGTATAAGCCACATCCGCTTAACCATTTCAGGTTTGACAGGTGCATACTGTTGTTTACCAGAGTTGTCTACAATAACTAGGTTTTCAACTGGATAGTCTATGCTCGCTAAAAGTCTGTCAGCCAACTCAAACCGAGAGTAGGTAAGCATCCCTAAAACGGGTATCATGCAAGAAGTTTCTTCAATACTGGTAGCCAATGGTTCTCCCACACAGTCTCTACATCAAACTGTTTTACAAAGTCTATGCTTTCCTGTGACCTTGTGCCACGAACCTTGTACGCTTCTTCAAGAGCATTTACGATACTTGGAATTAGTGGTACTTGCCACCAAGCGTTCTGTCCTGCATCCCAAGATGGTTGCCCGTCAACAAGCCAGCCATCTTTAGATACAAGGTCTGGTGTAGCTGCCCAGTTAGAACCGATAATTCTTGTCCCACAGGCTTGTGCTTCTATAGTTGGCACACCAAATCCTTCTCCATAAGACGGTGCAAGCATCACATCCATAGTTGTATAGAAAGCAGCAAGAGTTTCTGTGTCAATACCATACTTGTAGTCAGCCATGTCAGGAAACATTATTTGCTCAGGTCTAATACCCAAAGATTCGCATAACACAAACAAATTCCAGCCACCAGCACTACCAAATGGGTCTGTGTGCAAATAAAGTTTTGCATCAGGTTTATCTTTAGCAAAGATACTGAAAGCCATAATGTTTTCGGCAAACGCCTTACGGTGAAGAAGCCCACCAGCTTTATTAGCTGCGTTCATGCCAACAACAAAATCATTTTTCTTCAAGTTCATCCACTTACGGGTTTCAACACCATTCACCTTAAAGGTAGGTTTCATAACCTTAGTGTCAACAGCATGCGGAACATACTCGCACTCCAAGCCGTTCTCTTCCATCTGACGTTTACCATGCGGACTCATAGCAATAGGAACAACATTAGGTTTACGAAGCCAAGCCAACACAGCAGGTGGCATAGTCATATGGTCTAACGGAGTCCAAGAAGCAATCTTAGGCAGACGGTCATACGCTTTGCCTTTAAAGACCCAAACGTCATACAAGGTAATTAGCAAGTCCTTTAACTTATCTTTTCTTGTCTTGTTTACATTATTAGTGTGATGGGCATGGTGCATTGCAGTCACATCATTACTGTAAGGTTCAAAGCCACGAGCATAATGCGGTATCTCGCCAGCAGGAGTACTAAGCACACCGTTAGTGCCTTCCAAACCGAAATTACTTAAAGCAGCAACATCTATACCATCACGCTTCAAACGGTCAACCAGATAACCTGCCTGTACGCCATAACCAGTTGGAATGTATGGGCTGTTAGAAGCAACAGAAACAATACCCTTTAACTTTGACATAGGATTTCCTTTTTTTCGTAGGTGCAACTAGAATAGCATAAGAAAACCCCCCTGATGCCTACGCACACCAAGGGGGTTTTCAGTTTAACTCAAGGTTTAGCTTGCGCCACCCTTGAAGTACTTGACGTGGCTTGCGTGGGTTAGGTTACCATCCACACGCATCTTGACACGGAAAGTTGTTACATCCTGGTTGAACGCATAGTCAGGTGACTGTGCAATGTCAATACCGCCAGCAACACGAACCTTGTATGAAGGTAGGTGACCGAATAGTACAGACTTGTTACCAGTTCCAACAGCAGCTACAGCAGGGTTCTCGTAAACTGGGAAGCCTAGAACTTGGTCTGGCGCACCTAGAGTACCTGGAACGAAGATGTAGTTACCTGCACCATCCTTCAACTTGCGAAGAACACCAAGTGAAGAAGTTGACATCTGGAAACCGTTACCTGGCAATGCACGAGCAGCACCATCTAGGCTGTAAACCAAGTCAACTAGGTTGTCGTAAGTGAAAGCACCTGAGACTCCAGTTCCGCCTGTAGTAGCAGAGCCAGCCTGAGTTGATAGACCGAATGGCTGGGTTGTACCAGTACCAACAGTCAGAGCGTTGTTTACAGCGTAACCAATCTCGTTACCAGCCTGTTCAGCGATAAGAGATGTTAGGTCAAATCCAGCATCCGCAATCAATTCGTTGGCTACGCCTACAAGGAATGAATACTTGTATGCACCAAGAGTGATTGATGAGAATGTTGGGTCGCTTGCACCAATAGCAGCAGTCGCAGTAGCGATAGCAGCAGTTGAACGGGCAGTTAGTGTTGGGATAGTTAGGTTCTCACCAGATGTTGTGTTGAAAATCTGGCTTGTCTGCAACATTGGGCCAACAAGTCTTGCAACCGAGAAAACCTGGTCATAGAAAGACTGTGGAACTGTGTTGGTTGAACCTACTAGAGTACGCTTTTCTGGAGCGAACTCGTAACCCTTACGCTCGCCCATAGCGATTGAACGAAGGATGTCAGAATCTGCTGAAACAGCAGTCTCTGTTGGGCGGAAAGCAGAAGCCGCTTCAGCAGCTCTTTCTTCACGCTCTGCGGTTGCTTTAATTGAGTCAATGAGTTTTGCTCTTTCGTCAATGTCAGCCATAATACGCTCGTAAGTCTGAGTTTCTTCACCTGAAAGGTCACGCTTCTCAGATGCTGCATTGTCAAGCAAAGCCTTAGCTTGCTCGTATGCTGACTTACGGGCTTCTTGCTGGATTTTAATAAAATCAGACATGGAAGTCTCCTATAAATAAATGAATAAGGGATACCTGCGGTGCTGACACTCAACAGACGTAGCGGTGCTGACACTCAACTACTAAGTTAAGTTTAGTAGTCAAAAATAACGCTTAAAAGAAAACCCCACCAAGAAAAGGGATTAACTCGGTGGGGCTTATTACGCTAGAAAAGGGATTAACTAGCGAGTCTCTTTAACTTCAACAACTCTAACTTCTTTAGCAGGAGTGTCAATAGCAACGATAGCATCAGCAAACGCTTCAGACAAATCTTTTACTTCACCAGCAGCAGGGTTGCCAGCGATTTCTAGTATAGCTGCAATAATCTGTTCTTTAGTGGCCATTAGAGCATCTTTCCTTCAAGGGTATGTTTTAACTGCTTCAATACTAGCAGGTTTACTTCAGGTGTAGGTGCAACTTCTTCAACCTTTTCTTCAACAGGTTCTTCAACTTTTTCACCTTTAGTCATCTGCTTAATAATGTTTTGAAGCAAGTCTGCTTGGTCAGTAGTCAAAGACTCGTTAGTTTCCAAAGCAAGTAAAGCATCCGAAAGTTTTTCTACATCAAGAGTGTCTGAAGAACGAACTTGAGCAACGCTTGACTCATAGGCGGGGAACGTAACGATACTGACTTCAGCCAAACGTACAGACTCTAAAGTTCTTGTAGTGCCATCAGGAGACCAAGAATCGGACTGGACTGTAAAACCAAAAGACATTTTGTTTACATCACCACGTTGCATCAAAATACTTAAATCTTTGCCACGAGTAGTTGGTGCTAAGTCTGCTTCAACTCGTAGACCTTTAGCATCTTCATACAAGCGCATAGTTCCTGCACGAGTGCTACCCAACACTTCACCTGAATCGTGATTCCACAAAAGTTTCACATCATTACGAGACTGAAGAGTTCTCTTGAACGCACCAGGAGCGATACGCTCAATAAAAGGTAACGGCTGACTATCGCTATTAAACACAGCTGCATAACCAGAGAACGTCATCTTGTCTCCGTCAGCACGAATCTCAAAATCAACATCAGAAACACGAGTTTCAGGTGCTGGCTTAATACCATTAATTTTGCGTAAAGTTGCTAAAATCTTTTCTGCCCTATTGCTGGCTTTCAAAACCGAATTACTCATTAAATTCCTTTGCTTATCGGACTCTCTATCTACAATACCACTTGACCAAGTAAAGCCAGCGTCCCCGCCCCACGCATCCCACATAATTCTACCGTTTGAAGGGTTGTCGGTGTTGTAGAAATCCTTGCCTTTTTTATCTACTTCATGTCTTGAGAAGAACGAGTACATCCGTTTGACGACACTCAGAGACATCTCTCTACCAGCCACAATGTCTGTAGCCCTACCCCAACCGATAGGAGTACCAGCACCAGTAGCCTTGCCTTCCTTCTTCCAACGTAAAGCCCTAGCAGCATTAGTTTTCATTCCCTGTGTTGGCTTGTAAGTTGCCATGTGACTAGCCTTCCGCCTGAATGTTAGTTATCTCATTCATACACACACCACAGATACAACGCTCACCTGGGTCTTCAAAAGGTATACCTATGTTTGCGTTTCCGCATCCCTCAGTTTCACAAGTCAAAATCATTATCATTAGTTACCCATTCCTGCAACAATTTCTACTGCTTGCCAATGATACAAATAAGTTGTTCCAGAAGCATCAGAGACATTTCTGACAGATAAAGTAAATCCAGATGTCGTTACACCGCTTACAGCTGCAATGTATCTAGGTGAGTTAGTAGCAGCCGTTACTGCTGGTGAGACAGAGAACCTTGATGCTGGAAAAGTAATAGCAAAAGTTTCACCTGTATTTACGGCTAGAGCAGTAGTGCCTGTAGTTGCTGTTGTACGGTTAGCGGCTGTTTTAATAAGAGCCGTACCAGCAGGGCCTGTCGCACCAGTCGTTCCAGTCGCACCTGTATCACCTTTTTGTGCTTGAAGTTGCCAGTAAGTAGTCCAACTCGCACCAACACCAGGTCTACTTGAAGCACCAGAAACATGTTGGCTTTTAGCAACATAACTTGAACCAGAATCAGTAACGACATCATACTTTTCGTAAAGAATGTTGCCTGAGTTCCATGCACCAAGAAAAACAAGTCCAGGCCCTTGAGGGCCAGTAGGCCCAGTAGCTCCAGTCGCACCTTGTGGCCCTGTAGCACCAGTAGAACCATTAGCACCATTTACAACATTGTAAGTTTGAATATTGCCATCTGTATAAGTGATTGTGTAAGTATC